GAGGTTACTGTACTCAACGCAAAAATCAGTCTTGTTGTTACATCTGACAACAAGCAAGCCGTGAACTCTGGCGCGGAACTGGCAAGGGAAAAGTTGCGGCAAGAGCTTGAGAAAGAGATTCAGCGCAACCGTGACATGATTCACGACAACCAAAAGCACATCAGCATCATCGAAGACCGCATGGCGAGGAAGTAATGGAAGCATTCGAGATCATACTGAAGGCTTCCCCGGCAATCCTTGCGCTAATCACGCTGATTGTTGTGCTTGCCAAACTTGATCTTCGGGTTGCTGTGTTGGAAGAGAAAGTCAAAACCCTGTTCGACCTCATCAATAAGAGGCCGCACAATGGCTGACTTCAATCCCGCGTTTGAGAAGATGATCCACGACGAGGGTGGATACCAACTGACGGATATTCCGGGTGACCGGGGAGGACAAACGTATGCAGGAATCGCAAGAAACGCAAACCCGCAGTGGGCGGGGTGGCAGTTCATTGATCGGAAAGATTTCGGTTCGGCTACGCCGTTGGTTCGAGAATTTTACAAAACCAATTTTTGGGACCGAATCCGAGGTGATCAGCTTTCAGTTCAAACTGTTGCAGAAACCATCTTCAACTTCGCAGTCAACACCGGAGTCGGAGTCGCATCCAAACTCGCCCAAGTAATTGTAGGAGTTGCTCCAGATGGTGCTATCGGTGCTAAGACGATTGAACGACTTAACCTCTGCACGGAGGAGAAGTTTATTCCAGCTTACGCACTCGCAAAAATCCAGCGATACGCCGCTATCTGCAACAGGGACCGCTCTCAGTCCAAATTCCTTCTCGGCTGGATCAACCGCACCCTGCAAGGACTCAAGTGATGGACCTGATTGGGATAGGATCAATAATTGAAGGGGTGGGTAAGGTTGCCGGTGACCTCATTACAACTGACAAAGAGAAACTCCAGATGGCGCTCGAAGAGCGCAAACTCGATTTGGAAGAAAAGAAAATTGACCAAGCTACTGACTTGGCGCAGGTTGAGGTCAATAAGATTGAAGCGGCAAGTTCCAACTTTTTTGTCGCTGGATGGCGCCCTGCTGTTGGGTGGGTGGGCGTTCTTGGGTTGGTTTATCAATTTCTCGGCTATCCCTTGATGCAATGGCTTTGGGTTTTTGGTCAAAGTTATGACATAATTCCTAAAGGGTTGAACCCTCCTCCAGACCTGGACGTCGAACAGCTTATGACACTCCTTGCTGGTTTGCTCGGTTTTGGCGGAATGAGGTCATTTGAGAAATCTAAAGGGGTGGCAGCGAAATGACTACTGCAGTCACGATGACCTACGATTCGTTGGTCGAGAACATCCAGTCATATCTAGAGCGCACCGACACCCAGACGCTGGATAAAATCCCTTTATTCATCATGCTGGCTGAGCAGGTAATCGCTGCTCAGATAAAGTTCCTTGGAAACCTGACTGTCAACAATAGCACTATGGTTGCCAACACGAGCATTATCGACAAACCCGCTCGTTGGCACAAAACGGTTAGCTTCAACATCACGGTCAATGGCGAGCGGCAACCCGTTTTCATGCGTCAATACGAGTACTTGCGTCAGTATTGGCCCAACGCGACGCAGACTGGTGTGCCTGTTTATTTCGCTGACTACGACTACACGCACTGGCTAGTTGCGCCTACACCCGCTAGCGCGTATAGTTTCGAGGTGTTGTACTACGAGCGGGTGCAGCCGTTGGATTCTACCAATCAGACCAACTGGTTCACGATCTACGCTCCGCAAGCACTCCTTTATGGCTCGTTGCTTCAAGCGATGCCATTTTTGAAGAATGACGAAAGATCACAAATGTGGCAAGCGCAATACGACGCAATCATGGCCACATTGACCACAGAAAACAAACTCCGTATTGCGGATCGTCAAGCCATAGCGGTGGATTCATGAGCTACAATAGTCCGTTCACCGGAAACGTCGTACAACCAACTGACGTTTCATACGCCGCGTATGCGTTAACATCCACCACCGGGACGATCCAGCTCGAATGGCCAATCAATGGGTCTGTGAGCAACTACGTCGCTGCTCGGGTGATGCAAGTTAGCACCACGAGCACCTCATACGAACTCTGGATGCCACCGGCGAATCAGGCATCTGTGGGCCAAGATGCGCTGATTTATAACACCGGCGGCGTGGCGCTGACGGTCAAGTCTTTTGGTGGCGCGAGCACGATTGTATCCATCCCAGCTACAGGTGGAAGTGCGCAATACATTTTCATCACCTCTAACGGAACCACCACAGGGACGTGGGGTGTTATCGCATTCGGATCCACGACATCGCTGGCGACCGCGTCGGCGCTTGCTGGCTACGGTTTAGCGGCCATTGGTTCGACTCTGAATCAGACAACTCCGGTGACGGCGTTCGCTTCCACCTACACACTGCTTGCGTCCGATCGGGCGTCTACTTACGTCTGGACAGGCGGCGCAGGTACGTTGAGTCTCACCTCTGCTACGACACTGGGGAACAACTGGTTTGTTTTCGTTCGTAACGGCGGCAGCGGGACTCTGACGGTTTCCCCGAGCGGCGGCGATCTGATCAATAGCGCTGCTTCTCTCGCGCTGCAGCCGTCTGATTCCTGTTTGATTGTTTGTTCTGGTTCGGCTTTTTTCACAATCGGTCTTGGGCAGGGTACGCAGTTCTCGTTCACGCAGCTGACCAAGTCGGTTGCTCCCGGCGGTGCATTCACGCTCTCGAGCACCGAGGCGGCAAACGTCATTCAGAAGTACACCGGGGCATTGTCGTCGAACGTCACGGTAACGATGCCGCAGACGGTTCAGATCTACTACATCACGAACCAGACGACGGGTCCGTACACTATCACATTCACCACCGGAGCTTCCGGGGGTGCTACAGCGACTGTGCCGACCGCGCAGCAGATCATCCTGTTATGCGACTCGGTGAATCTTTACAATGCATCTACGATCGCTGCGGGTGCCACGGCGGTCACGTTATCCAACGGCGCTGTCGGGGCACCAGCATTGAGCTTTGCGAGTGAAACAACGACTGGTGTTTACCGACCAGCATCTGGCGAATTTGGGATTTCGATCCTTGGGGTTCAGAGGCTTGACGTAACTGCTGCGGGGATTACAGTGACTGGTGCGGGTGCATTCACCGGTGCGGTGTCGGGAACTACCGGGACGTTCACAAGCGGTGTTTCTGGTGGGACCTTCCCGTGACAGCCAAAGTATTTGCGCTAGATACAAAGGCGGGGATCCAGCGCGATGGAACTGTCTTTGACAAACAATTCTACAACGACGGCAGTTGGGTGCGTTTCCAACGTGGTCGTCCGAGGAAAGTCGGCGGGTATGCAGTTATATCGAGCCAGTTGAATGGCCCCTCTCGCGGAGTTTGGGTTAATCCCAACAATGGATTCAACCAGATTTTCAGCGGTTATAGCGGTGGCCTTCAGGCTCTGACTGTTGATAACAACGGGGTCGGTGCCGGGGTTACAAATTACACCCTGTCTAACTTCACATCTTCAGTCAATAATCTGTGGCAGTTTGACGGGTTTTTCGATGTTGGAGGAGCCGGAGTCGCTTCTATTTTGGCTCATCCAGGGCAGAACCTTGCGCAGACTGATTCAACTGTCAATACGCCGGTTCTGATCGGTGACATCAACGGCACGACGCTTTCTCAGATCGGCGTTTTCACAGACGGGTATATATCGCTGAATTCGACGACCGAAGCCTCGAACATGATCACCAACACGTCGATTGGTGCTGGCCAATCAGTTACCGGGACTGGTATACCAGCAGGCACGACGGTGGATTCGGTGGTGATCGCAAATGGCACACTCAGTGGTGTGGCGGTCACTGGGGTCGCTGGTCAATGCTCTTGTGTTAGCACCTCTGGTCTTTTCGTCGGACAAGCGATACGAATTGGTGGCACGCTCACCGGCACTGCTACGGGAATCGCTTCGGGAAGCACATATTACGTCATCGCTACGAACTACGCCACCACATTCACGCTGTCCGCTACCATCGGCGGGTCAGCGATCGTGACCACCGCTGGCTCAACGACTGGATTGACGTTCACGCTCGATAATTACCAGAAAATCACTTTGTCGCAAGCTGCTACTATCAGTGGTGCTTCGACGTTGACATTCAACAACAATGTCGCTGTCTCGGGTGGTGTGGTCTCTTTGCACCCCTACGTTTTCGTGTACGGAAACAACGGTTTGATAAGGAACTGCGCAGCGGCCAATGCGCAAAATTGGGTCTCGACGGACGCGAACGAAGTCAACGTTGCCACTGGAAAAATAGTTCAGGGTTTACCCGTTCGAGGTGGTTCGAACGCTCCTTCTGGCTTGTTCTGGAGTTTGGACAGTCTTATCCGGGTGTCCTACATCGGCGGGGTTGGCACTCCTCCGCAGTTCTGGCGCTACGATATCATTTCTAGCCAGTCTTCGATCTTGTCGAGCCAATCCGCGATCGAATACGACGGCGTTTACTATTGGTGCGGTGTCGACCGGTTCTTGCTTTACAACGGTGTTGTGAAAGAGATCCCTAATTCGTTCAACCAGAATCATTTTTTCGACAATCTGAACTACAACGAGAGGCAAAAAGTTTGGGTTACTAAGGTCCCCAGATACGGCGAGATCTGGTGGTTCTACCCTCGCGGAGACGCAACTGAGTGCACGGATGCTATAATTTTCAATGTACGCGAGGGTGTCTGGTACGACGCTGGTGAGGCTCTTGGGGCGAGAAGATCCGCTGGATATTTCTCGCAGATTCTTTCTCGTCCAGTCGCTGCTGGTTGGGAAACTCCGGAGCTTGACGTTGTGTACTCGGGCACGATGCCGACTGTGAGTGGCAGTTTTGAGTTGCCACAGATAACGGCTATCACCTCAATTGGGTTGACGCAGTTGGTGACGGGAACCAACATCGCGGCGAATGCACAGGTTTCTGCTATCAGGAGCGACGGCATCCGGACGCTTAACACACTCGTCGGTGGTTCTGGTTACACTAATGGCACTTACACAAACGTCTCGTTCACTGGCGGGAGCGGGGCTGGTGGAAAAGCCACAATCGTGGTCAGTGGCGGTGCTGTGACTTCGGTGACCGTTACGACCTTCGGTGCTGGGTATCAGGTTGGCAACACGCTGAGTGCTCCTAATACCAGTTTAGGCGGCTCAGGAGCGGGTTTCTCTATTCAGGTGAGCGCTCTGTACCCACAGGTGATTGTCATGTCGCTAGCGGCGATTGCTACGGGTTCTGACACAGTGACATTTACGACGAATCCGAACCTTATCAAGATGTGGCAGCACGAGGTTGGCACTGACGCAGTTGACGGTCAGGATGTTTTAGCGATCGATTCGTTCTTCGAGACCAACGATCTTGGTTGGGTTTCTGGCGGACCGTCTGAACCTTCAATGATGGGTGAGAATCGGTGGCTGAGGTTGGAGAGAATTGAACCTGATTTCCTCCAGTCTGGCGACATGACTGTAGTCGTGACTGGGCGTCCGTTCGCTCAGGGTGGAGACGTAGAGTCTGCGGAGTTTGTTTTTTCTCCTAACACCGGGAAAGTGGACATGAGAGAGCAGCGGCGAGAGCTGCGTCTTAAGTTCCGGTCCAATGTCGCTGGAGGTAATTACCAGCTCGGTCGCGTTATACTGAATGCGACTTTTGGCGACGTGAGACCGTACTAATGGCAGTAGCTCTCGTCTATGATCCTCGGTACCACACTTTCGAATCATGGGCTGCGCTTATGTGCGAACTCTACGCTGCGCAGCAGCTCGAGATCCCAAGTGAAGACACTGACTGGAAGGTCTGGGGAAACGGAATCAACGCGATCGACGTTTTCTCCAACGAAGCCATCCCACACACGGATAACTTCGAGAACTGGTTCGATTGGGCAGCGGCACTGGTGGGTGCTGTGAATCCGGAAACAGGTTGAAATTATGGGGGGACGTTACGTAACATTCGGGCAGGGCGACGACACATACGAAATGTGGGTTGAGGATGAACCCGCGACTCAATCGCCGTTGACGCAAGCCGCTTCGACCTTTACGACCAACACCACTGATCCGACTGGCGCTCTAAGTCAGGCCACGATGGCTGGGGCTGTTCAGCCAGCAGCGACCGCCGGTATAGATTATACTAATATAGATTTTAATGACCCTAGTATTGATTGGGGATCGTTCGACTGGGACGCATGGAACGAAGCGAACTTCGGACCGGATTCTGATTTCGCAAAACAATACAGACTTCCTTCTAACTTTGTGATTGGCGCGGATCCTTTTGGTCTTGGAAACATCGATCTGAGCAAGTCCTTAGGCCCTGACAGTCAATGGCAGAAAGATCTAAACGAGATTATTGGCTGGCAAATGGGGAATCCCGGTGCTACCGAGCAGCAACAGGCTGATCGCCGCGTTAAACAGGGATTTAAGAATAATATCGTTGGCCAGCTGGGCCAAGACAATCCTTTCTCACAAAGAATCGCATGGGGATTAGCCGACCAAGGTCTTAAAAGTCTAGAAGACATCGGTGTACGGCAAGAAAACGGTCAGAATGTAATCTATAACAAGACGAATGACCAGCCACTTAACACCAATCGATTCGCCATGGTCGGCAGGGGGGAATACGGCATTGAAGACGGCGACCTGTTCTTCAACATGGCTTTGGACAATGCGGGTAATCTGACGTTCAACCCAGAGTTCATCAGAAAGAGGACTGCCGCCGACAACGTATTCGGTCAAATTGCACTCCAAGCTCTGAAATTTACCCCTGCAGCGCCGTTCGCTTACGCCATAGAGGGTTTTAACGCTGCAGGGCGGGATGACCCATTGGGTATAGCGCTCGCCGCTCTTGGCGGAGCGGGTGCGATCAATACCTCGGGACTCACGCCCGACAAGGTAGGATCCGATTGGGCAACGTCCGGCGCTGGCACCACAGCGGCAACCATCCCTGCTGATATTGTTGCCGCAAACACCATGAACACTCTTAACAACGTGACAACGGGGTTGAGAGTTGGCCAAGCAATAGACAATGAAGAATGGGGGTCGCTGCTCACGCTGGGTAGCAATGCAATTGGGGCTGGGAGCACCCCAATTGGCAACACCGGGCTGACGTTGGGTGACGTTGGCAGATTTGCGTCTATTGGCTTGGATTTATCGAACAATCAGTTTGGTAACGCTCTGATTAAGGTGTCACCGTACATCAACAGTCCGAATACAGAGTTGGCTGGCAGAGCTCTGAATCTCAAAACTGCGATTGAGAACTACGAAACAACCGGGCAAGTTGGCAATCTTTTACAGGCTGGTACTGATTTTGCTCGAACCGCATCCAGAATAACCGGCGCAAATGCTGCAACTGGGACGACTGCACCAATCGTCGACGGGACAACCGGAGCACTTGCGCAATCGACTGTAACGGGCGGTGCTGGCAATGACACGATGGCGACTACGCCAACCGCAACTGGTGCGCTACAAGTCGCAAGTTCAGGTTCTGATTTGTCTTTCGCTGGAACTCCGTCGCCTGATTTAAGTCGAGCAGACCTGCTCACTCCCGCGCAAATCGCTCAAGGATATCACTATGATGAAGATGGACTTCCACGCTCCCCAGACGGCGGGTTGGTAATTAACGTCAGTGGCACGAACGCAACCACCCCTACCACCCCCACCGCTGCCACAACTCCAGCATTCGACAGGACCCAGCTTAACAATCTTTCCAACATCGGCGCAACTGCATTCATAGCTGCTAAAGAATCAGGCGCATCTGATCAAGACGCATATGAAACCGCTCGGTCTGTGACGGGTGGATTGACACCTACTAACCCTTCAGTGACACCAACAGCGGGTTTGACCCCTACGGGTGCTGTTGGCTCTTCTCTTGGTAATGATGTCGGTTCTGCTGAAACTAGAATTAGTTCGGTCCCTGTCAAAACAGGAATCATAACAACACCTGTTGACGTGTCAGAGTGGATGCAAGGCACGGGTGATTTGAATATCAAAGCAGCGGTTGATCCTCTGTTTAAAATTGAACCTGGCAAGCCATACACAGGGGCAGGTGCTTCTTTTCTTGAGCCTGCACGTAGGTTGTTAGAAGATTTTGGCCGAACTATTGTTTCCACTTCAATGCAAGGGACAGGGCAAATTGCAGGGACTCTTGCCAGCGGAGCAAGTTTATTTGGCGCTGATGGCACAGGCGACGTATTGCGCAACCTAGGTCGACGACTTAACGCAACAGGCGAGTACGCAGAAACTGACACTTCAAAACAGCAGAAGCAAAACATAATAAACGACATCAAAGCGGAGACCACACTCACAGGACAAATAGGTGCAGGCATTAGATCTGCACTTTCAAATCCAATTGGCGCTGCAAACTGGATCCTTGAAGAGTTACCGTCAGAAGCTGTTGGTCTCAAGGGCGCTCAGCTAATTGGTCGGATTTTGGATTCTGCCGTTGCAGTAGGCAGGGCGGATAAGGTTATTGACGTCGGTGAGGCGATGCTGCAGTCGCGTGAGTCTGTGCGTCAAGGTGCGATTGATCGTGGCATGACGCCTGAGCAAGCGGATCGAATTGCAAATAATGCAATGCTGTCTGCAGGTGTATCCAATGCAGTTGCAAATGGCCTTATGGGTTCAGCAGCAGCGGGTAGGCTTTTCAGAGAATCAAGTTCAAGTCTCGGTGCGCGTGCTACTGGCTCAACTTTGCGTGAAAGTGGCGGCGAATACGCAGAAAGTTATGGCGCGAGTTTGGGTGAAACAGTACAACTAAAATACGGCGGTGACTGGTCCAAGTTAACAAACGCTGATTACATCGATGCAGGTGTGGACGCAACCCGCGCAATGCTAACAGGAGGGCCACTCGCAGGTGGTGTTACAGCAACCACTCCGACTGTAACCACTCCGACTGTAACCACCCCGACCGTAACCACTCCGACTGTAACCACCCCGACCATAACCACCCCGACTGTGGTTACTGATTTGTCAACGTCTGTAACAGGTGGTCTGACTTCTGGTGGATCACTCGACACGATCTTAGGCGACCACATCAGTTCCGGTGCTGCGCAAGGGACCGACCCAGTTGCGCTTATACAGTCCGGTGTGCAAGGTGCAATCAATGCGGGAACTCCGCAAATTGACGCAATCGATAGCGCTATCAATGCAGGGATCAATGCAGGTTTAGACCCTGCAACTGTTATCGACGCTGCTGTTGGCTCGCTTACTCCCACGCCGACTTTCACTCCCACGCCGACTTTCACTCCCACGCCGACTTTCACTCCCACGCCGACTTTCACTCCCACGCCGACTTTCACTCCCACGCCGACTT